CTTTATTAAGTACAATAAGGTAGGTGCTTGTGTAGATGTAGATTTTAACGTTAGAGGTAACGAATACAAAGACAAGTACTATGTTAACCTTTCTGCTTGGAAAGTCTTTAAATCGGATGCTAACAAGCCTGCAACTGATATTGGAGTACCAGTAGAAGAACTTGCTACAGATGATTTGCCATTCTAAGTAGTTAGATTAATTTTATTTTTCATAAGGGAAGTGTAATGAGCTTCCCTTTTTTTACCACTAAAAACAAAACAAATGACAGAACAAGAACTACAAGACCAGAATGACCACTTAATGTTTATGCAATCTATACAAGAAGAATGTGTAATAGATATAAATAAAAAGATAGAACACCCACCTGTTGCGATTAGCTTTAAAACAAAAGAAGTTTCAACTAAAGATGGATTAAAGAGTTTTCCTAATGCTATAGGAACTTATGGTAACTTTAGCTTTATACAAGCACCCCCAAAATCAATGAAGACTTTCTTTGTTAGTTTATTAGGTTCTGCCTTCTGTAACCCTAAAGGTAAATTTACAAGAGGAATGGATTCTTTTAGAGATAAGAAGCACTTCGTACACTTTGATACAGAGCAAGGAGAGTGGCACGCACAGAGAGTGTTTAAACGTATCCAATGGATGAATAAAGGGCTATCGTTAGACTTCTACCATACGTTTGCTTTAAGAAAGATTAGCTATAGAAGTAGAATAGATTTCATAGAGTACTACTTAGAATGTATGAGAGAAGAGGGTAAAGAGATTGGATTAGTTGTAATTGATGGTGTAGCTGATTTAGTTTCTGATGCCAATAATTTAGAAGAATCTTCTGCTATAGTTCAAAAGATAATGGCTTGGACAACAATCTATAATTGTCATATCGTAACTGTAATCCATAGTAATAATGGTTCAGATAAGCCTACAGGACATTTAGGTAGTTTCTTAGAGAAGAAAGCAGAGACTCAGATACAATTAAGTAGAGACGAGAATAAATTAGGAGCAATAACAGTATCTTGTAAAAGAAGTAGAAACACACCTTTCGAGCAATTTGACTTTAAGCTAGATGAAGAAGGTTTGCCTAAAATAATAAATACAGATGACTTAGTTAATTTCTAACTAACTTGTTAACAATTCTTTACTAAACTTATAAACTACACCTATATTAATTTATGAGGTGTAGTTATATTTATAGTATGAAACAGATAAAAGACTTCAGACCAAGACTTAAAGGAAACATCCTTAAAGCTTATCAATCAATTACCAAGCAAGAACAAAGAATATTAGTAATAGGAGATTTACACGAACCATTTTGTTTAGATGGTTACCTTCAGCACGCTAAAGATATTTACGCAAAACACAACTGCAATAAGGTTATATTTATAGGAGATGTTTTGGATAATCACTATTCTTCATATCACGAGCCAGACCCAGATGGTATGGGAGGGGGAGATGAATTAGACCTAGCTATAAGCAAGTTAAATAGATGGTACAAAGCCTTTCCTGTAGCAGATGTATGCATCGGAAATCACGACCGTATTGTGACCAGAAAGACATTTAGTTCTGGAGTTCCTAAGAGATGGATTAAAGGAATGGCAGAAGTATTAGAGACTCCTAATTGGAATTTTGATACAAGATTTGTTTATGATGGTGTACAGTATATTCACGGAGAATCTGGTAGAGCTACAAAGAAAGCTAAGGATGATATGATGTCAACTGTGCAAGGTCATAGACACTGTTTATGATGGTGTACAGTATATTCACGGAGAATCTGGTAGAGCTACAAAGAAAGCTAAGGATGATATGATGTCAACTGTGCAAGGTCATAGACACACAGAGATGTTTACTGAGTTTATTGTAGGTGCTAACTATAAAGTATTTGGCTGTGCAGTAGGATGTGGTATAGACCAAAGCAGTTATGCTATGGCTTACGGTAAGCATTTCAAAAAAAGTGCTATTGGAGTTGCTGTAATATTTGGTGGTCAGTATGCTATTAACGAACCTATGAACTTGTAATGACTAAAGTGCTATTGGAGTTGCTGTAATATTTGGTGGTCAGTATGCTATTAACGAACCTATGAATTTGTAATGAACTACAATAACGATTTTAAATACGATTTAAAGGTTGGACAAGTAAAAGAGGAGGAGCTAGGTAATATACTTAGCTCTTCTACTATAGAGGTTAAACACGACTTAAAAGCTCTTGATACTGGAAACGTTTATGTAGAGTATTGGAGTAGAGGTAAGAAATCTGGAATATCTACCTCACAAGCTGAATACTATTGCTTTGCCTTTGGAGACACTTTACATTTAATAAAGACTAAAGATTTAAAAGATAGGTGTAGAAAGTATTTTAATACAAATAGAGATAAAAAGGGAGGGGACTTAAATACCTCAAAAGGAATATTATTACCAATAAAGGAATTATTTTAATGACACATACTATTATATCACCTCTGTTTGTAATGTTGCCTAGAAAGACTAAAGCTGCTAAAAGAGTTTCTTTAAATATGAATACATATAGAAACCTCCACCACAGAACAAGTAATGATGCTAAGAAGGCTTACACAAAGCTTATTGGTGAGCAGTTAATAGACTTAGAGATACAAACACCTGTAGAGATAACTTATAAGGTCTATAAAGCCTCTAATAGGCGTTTAGACAAGATGAATGTTATTAGTATAGTAAGTAAGTTTCTTCTTGATGCAATCACAGAGTATGGTTGTTGGGAAGATGATAATGATATGTACGTTAAGACAGAGACTATATTACCAACTGAATTAGATAGAGTTAACCCAAGAGTAGAAGTAATAATAAAAGAAATTTAATGTTAGAAAAATTAGCAGTACATCACGTATTATGGATTAAAATGTTAGTTAATTTAGGATGTAAAGTAGAGGATGCTCAAGACCTTGTTCAAGATATGTATATTAGGCTACATACTTTAGTAAAAGACCCTGATAGAATAATGTATGGTGATGATATAAATAGACATTACGTATGGGTTACATTAAGGAATATGTATTTCTCTAGTATTAAAAAGAAGAGAAAGATTACTTTTTATGAATTAAGAGATAGTGATGATTTAGAAAGTTCCGAGTATGACAATTCAGAAGATAATGCTTTTGAGATTATTAAATCACAAATAGACGACATAACATCAAGCTGGACAGTTTACGATAAAAGGTTATTTGAATTATACTTTATACAAGGTCTTTCATTAAGAGCTATATCAAAAGGTTCTAAGATAGGTTTAACATCAATCCATACATCAGTACTTAATTACAAAAGAATATTAAGAGAAAGTCTATCAGAGGATTTGATGGATTACTTTAACCAAGATTTTAATAAAATACAATAGATATGAAAAGAGATAATTATTACCTAGACTTAGAAGAAAGAGGACACTACAAGACGATAGACAAAAGAAGTAAAGATTATAGAGAGTATAAGAAATGGGAAGCAGCTTACCTTGAAAAGAATTACAATAAACTGAAAGAGGATGTAGTTAATAAATCAAAAGGATTAGGTGACTCTGTAGCGAAGATAACTAAAGCAACAGGTATAACTAAGGTTGTTAAAGCTCTTGTTGGAGAAGATTGTGGTTGTGATGAAAGAAAAGAAAAATTAAATAAATTATTTAATTACAGAAAACTTGAGTGTGTAACAGAAGAAGACTTCGCTTATTTAACTGATTTCTTTAAAGGTAATCCTAGTAAAGTAACTCACTCACAAAAGGTTAGGTTGATAGGTATTTATAACTTTGCCTTTAACCAGAATGAAAAATTAACTACAACTTGCTCACCTTGTATATCAAGGGTTATGAAAAACCTTAAAAAATATTTGGTAGTCTAAATATAATTCCATAGTTTTGTTGAAACTTAAACAGATAACAAGATTATGAAACTAAAAAACAAACAAGTAGTAACGTTTTGGAAAAGCAATATAAACCCTATAACTGGATGGAAGTCAACTGTTTTTGTTGACAGAAACTTAATAAATAGAAAAGCAAAAGAATATGGATTATCTGCGGTTGAATATGTAGCAGAAAGAGAAAGAGGTATTTATTTTAATATTGATGCAGAACTTTAAGCCTATGAAACTTATATTCGATGCTGATAGTTTAATATATGCTTCTTGCTTTAAACGCAAGGAAGATAGATTAGATACAGAAGATTTATTTGAAACTGATGTTGATGTAGCTTTTAAGAAGTTTAATACTACATTACAAGGATACTTAGACTTTCTTAGAGAACAAGTAACAATAGATGAAATGGTGTTCTGTAATGGCTCTAAGAATAACTTTCGAAACCAAATAACACCTACCTACAAAGCTAATAGAACTTCAAAGAGACCAGATATATTAGGAGCTTTACATAACTTAGTTAAGTTTAGTTACGATTCTGTATGGGGAGATGGTGTAGAGACTGATGATGTTGTAGCTACATTATGGGCAGAAGAGGTTTTAAAGAATGGTGTAGATAGTGTTATCATTATGTCTATTGATAAGGACTACAAACAATTCCCTTGCTGGTTTTATGACTACAACTATAAGAAGCGAGAACTTGTAAAGATTAGTCAAGAGGAAGCACTTAACAACTTCTACTCACAAATGATTGTAGGGGATACTGCAGACAATATAAAGGTCTGTAAGGGTTATGGTAAGGCTTATGCTTTAAAGTTGTTTAAAGACTCTAAGAGCGAGTTCTCTTTAATTAGCCAAACATATAGATTATATAAGCAGGTTTATGGAGACGAAGCAAGAGCTATGTTTGAGCAATCAAAATCACTATTAAAACTAAAAACAGATTGTTATGACAAAATTATCAGATGAGGAACAGCTAATAGTTGATGATTATTTCGAGTATTCAATTCTTGAATTAGAAGAAGGAATACCTAGATATGTTCTTGAGGATGTTTTAGACCATTACAAAGACTTAGAAGATTATTTACCTTGTGCTGGTATTCAAAAAGCATTAGACTGGTACAGTACAAACAATTACGAAACAAATAAAAAAATAGATTATGATAAAGAGGGCATATAATAAAATAGGAGCAGATAGATTACTAAAGGAATATGTTGATTTAACTGGTATGGATTACCAAAGCACTTTAAGAAACCCTAGAGATGCTTATTTAAGAGCATTGTTTTACAACGTGTTGAAGAGGTGTAATGATATGAATGATAGAATGGTTAAAGAGTTTTATGCTGATAAAGGTGTAAAGAGAGACAGAAGCTCTATCTATCACTCAGTATCAAAGGTTGATATTTATTATCTTAATTACAAAGAGTTTAGGATGTTTTATGACTCTTACTTTGATGATAAGAAAGAGGATTATTTATATGAAAAAGATGTAAAGATAGAAGCTGAAGTATTAAAGAACACCTCTACAAGATTGAGTAAAGAAGACTACATAGAGTTACAGAACTACAGAACAAGAGATATAACTCAGAAGGATTTATTAGATAAATTAATAGAAGGCTTACCAGAAGATAAGAGAGTTGATATTTATGATATGGTAAACCTTAGAGTTAAGTCTTGGGATTGGAAGTCTAAGAACGAATACGAAATAATAGAAAGTACTGAAGGTTTATCTGGACGTGCTTATTAATAACTAAAACAATAATTATGGAAGCATTTGATAATGAATTACACGAACATTTAAAAGATAGTGAATATCAAGGAGAGTGTCAAGAGTGCCAAACACCTATAGACGAAGAGTTTGGTTACTGCAGTACGCAATGTTATAAGGAATCAATGATATAAAAACAAAAACAAGACACCTTAGTTACCTTATTATGAGTAATTCTAAAGAGATTAAACCAACAGACGGAAGGAAAGGGAATAGTAGAAAGAAATCTATTCCTGTTCTGCCTGTTCCAGATAAAGAGAGGTCTAACAAGCCTGCAATGAACCAAGCTAAAAGAAGTAGAAAGAAGCAGTATGCAAAGAAAGCTATTAAGAATGTGTTTGGTAGTGAAGTTAATGCTTTTGAGAGCTTAGCTAAGAAGGCAGAAGAAGGTAGCTACAACCATATGAAGTTACTAATGGACTTCGCTTATGGAGAGGATGATAAAGATACCTCAGTTAAGGTACAAGCTCCTATTATTAACTTTTTTGGAGATAGTATTGAAGGTAAGAAACTTAAAGATCTACTAATGGACTTCGCTTATGGAGAGGATGATAAAGATACCTCAGTTAAGGTACAAGCTCCTATTATTAACTTCTTTGGAGATAGTATTGAGGGTAAGAAACTTAAAGATAAGATTATAGACGTAACACCTAAAGATGAATAACAATATTAATATACATAACAAATACATACCTATTTTCAAGAATGATAGTAGGTATTTTGTTGTTACTGGTGGTAGGGGTAGTGGTAAGTCTTTTGGGATTAACGTATTCTTATTAAACCTAACATATGAAGCAGGGCATAAGGTATTATTCTCTCGTTATACTATGATTTCAGCTAATACTTCTATTATACCAGAATTTATTGAGAAGATTAACTTAATGGGTGTTCACGAAGACTTTAGGATAACTAAGGATGAGATAATGAACTTAAAAACAGGTAGCTCTATTATATTTAAAGGTATTAGAACCTCATCTGGAAACCAAACTGCTGCACTTAAATCACTTAATGGTATTACTACTTTTGTAGTTGATGAAGCTGAAGAACTTGTAGATGAAAGTGTTTTTGATAAGATTGACTTTTCTATACGTTCACAAATCAAACAAAACAGAGTTATACTTATTCTTAACCCTACAACTAAGGAGCATTGGATATACCAAAGGTTCTTTCAGAATGAAAACATATTACCTGCATCAAACTTAAATAAAGGAGACGTTACATACGTTCATACTACCTATAAAGACAATAAAGATAACTTATCAGATTCATTTTTAGGTAGAATATTTGAAATGAAGCGTAAAAGACCAGATAAATACCAACATCAAATATTAGGAGGTTGGTTAGAGAAAGCTGAAGGTACTATTATAAGAAAATGGAGAGTTGGAGACTTTATACCAACAGAATTAACTTGCTACGGTCAAGATTTTGGATTTTCAGCCGATTTAACGACACTTGTGAAGATTTCTATAGATAAGCACGCCAGAAAGGTTTGGGTTAAGGAAATCTACGGAAAAGCCCATCTAAACACATCTGAGGTTGCTACAAGGAATAGAAATGAGTGTGGTATGGATTTGATTATCTGTGATAACTCAGAACCCAGACTTATATCTGAATTAAAGACGTTGGGACTTAATATAAAGCCAACTATTAAGAAGAAAGGTAGCATATTGTCTGGTATTGCATTAATGCAGGATTATGAGATAATAGTAGATAGAGGCTCTCACGG